GGCTTCCCGCAGGGCGCTCTCGTACGAAACGCTGAACACCTTATCCGCCTGCGCCCCATCGTGAGGCAGGACGCACAGGGCCTGATCGTATCCCCTGCCCCGCAGCCAGCCCACGTGAGCGGCAAGCGGCTGGCCCTGGGCCTCGTAGTAGTCCAGCACCCGGACCTGAAGCCCGATGAACTGCGCCACCCAGATGGAGCAGGCGTCAGCCTTGGCCCCGGTTCCGCCAATGTCCCAGAACGCCCGGTAGGTCATGAGCGGATCGGGCGCCACATGGCCCACGCGGTTCTCAGACCGGGCTTTCGTCAGGGCCTGGGCGTAGTAGGCCCCATCCGTCACCGAGGCGTAAGCGCCGCTCCAGACGTGGGCGTATTGGTCAGGCGAGTGGTTCAGGTCGAAAGCGCGTTCGGCTTCCAGCTCGGCCGGGAACCAGGGGTTATCGTTCCAGTTGGCATGAACCACCAGCGCGTCAGGCGGAAGGTCATCGCCGCGCAACAGGCGATCCACCGGATCGGTCTTCAGCTTCGGGTTCCAACTGAACCACAGTTCCGAGCCGGGCTTGCGGATGGTCGGACGTAGCAGTCTCAGCGAGGTGGGCGACAGGCTGCGGGCTTCCTCGACCCACGCCACATCGTAGCCTTCCAGCGACTTGATGCTTTCCGCCGTGTGGTCCTGCATCCCAACGAAGTTGATCTCGCCGCCACCAGGCGTCCGTATCACCTTGTCGAGGATCTCAAACCCCGGCACCTCAAACTCAGCGATCTTGTCTTCGATCAGCCGCTTGGCGCTGTCCCTCAGCGACTTCTGGACCTCACGGACGCAGAGGATGCGAAAACCGGGGGTATTCACGCACCGGAACACAGCCAGGCCGGCGAAGAAGTGCGACTTGCCAGAACCTCGCCCGCCCCATGCGCCCTTGTAGCGGCTGGGTTTCAGCAGCGGCTGAAATACCCGCGCCGTGGGTATCCTAACCGTCGTCACGAGGCGCAGGGTCTACGATGACGTGTTCGACGCGAGTGATGCCGACAGTGCCAGAATGCTCCGTCTGGACCTTATCGCCGTACTTCTTCGGCGCCATCTTCGACGCTGTCCACTTGAAGGCGTCAATCGCCACCCGCGCCGCGTCGGGCTTGAACCGGCCGGCAAGCGTAGCCTGCGCCGTGGTCAGGATGCTTTCGGCGTAATAGTCCGCCCGTTCCTCGCGTGCGTGCGCGTACTGTGAGGCGAGGTCGTCATCCGACCGCATAGCGGTTGATGCTGCGCCAGGATGAACGCCGATCTCCCTACAAATGGCCCGCAGGCTCTTGCCGTTGGCGATGCCGTCCAGGATGACCGGGAAGTCCTCTGGGGTTGGGTTCCTATGAGTTGCGTCAGCCATGACGCTCGGCCTTCAGTTCGGCAAAGGTCCGACCGTCTCCCTCAAGGGTTGCGGTCTTGCCAGTGAACTCCTGCCAGCGAGTGACGGCCACGTCGACATAAGCCGGGTTCAGTTCGATTGCGTGAACGCACCGCCCGGTCATTTCACCCGCGATGATCGTGGTGCCTGACCCGCTGAACGGCTCATAAACCGCCTGGCCGGGCGACGAGTTGTTTTCTATCGGGCGCTTCATGCACTCGACGGGCTTTTGGGTGGAGTGGCCTGTCTCGGACTTCCGGGGCTTGTCGATCTGCCACAGGGTGGTCTGTTTGCGGTCACCGTTCCAATGGCCGGTTGCGTTCTTGCGAACAGCATACCAGCAGGGCTCATGCTGGAAATGATAATGGCCTCGGCTCATCGCCAACTGGTTTTTGGCCCAAATAATCTGGGCGCGCATTGAAAAGCCCGTTGCCTCTAGGCTTTGCACAACCTCTCTGGCACGCAGGTCTGCGTGCCAGACATAAGCTACGTCGCCGGGGAACAGCGCCCACGCCTCGCGCCAGTCGGCAATATCGTCGTTCAGAACCTTTCCGGTTGCGGTTCCGGTTGCTCCGATCTTACCTGTCCGGTCATCGCGCCAACTTGCATCATACTCCACCCCGTAAGGCGGGTCTGTCACCATCAGGTGCGGCTTCACGCCGTTCAGGCAGGCGTCCACAGCCTCAACGGTTGTGCTGTCCCCACACACGATCCGATGGGCTCCCAGCAGCCAAACGTCGCCCACAACGGTGACGGGTTGGGCTGGAGGCTCCGGTGTCTCGTCGGGGTCGGTCAGGCCCTCGGTGGCCGCTGGCGCAAGAAGGGCCTCAAGTTCAGCCTGATCAAAGCCCAACAGGGCAAGGTCAAACTCTAGGCCCTGCAATTCGCCCAACTCAATTTTGAGGAGAGCGTTGTCCCACCCTGCGTTCAGCGCCAGCTTGTTGTCCGCGATGACGTAGGCCCGTCGCTGGGCTTCGGTCATGTGGTCAAGCTGGATGGTCGGCACTTCCTTCAGGCCAAGGCGCTGGGCCGCCAACACTCGACCGTGACCGGCGATGATGCCCGCGTCCCCGTCAATCAAGACCGGGTTTGTCCACCCGAACTCTCGAATAGATCCCGCAATCTGCGCGACTTGCTCGTCGGTATGCGTCCGGGAATTGCGGGCGTAGGGGATGAGGTCACGGACCTGGCGATACTGGATTGCCAGAGTTTGCCCGGCGGGCATGGTCGCCTCCCTCACCAGACCTTGCGGCTTCCTGGCGTCGATGCGGATGGGATCGGCCCGCGACTATCGCTTACGGGTCAGGGTTGATCGTGTGTGTGGCGATGTCGGGGCCGAAGGTGTGAGGGCCGGGCCTTTCGCGCACCCGACCCTCTCCGGCCGTTGCACCAGTCGCCGACCGGCTTCCCGCGCGGGGGAGCTGAAATGGAAAAGGCCGAGGTTTCCCCCGGCCCGTCGTCGGCGCAATTCGCGCCTCTAGGTTTGGAGCATGTGTCGCGCCCGGTGATTTGTCAAGCGGGCGGCTTGGCATCCTCGGCAAGGCGATAGCGGATGATCTCCCCTGTGTGCCACTCGAAGACGCCCGCCAGGCCAACCCGGTTGACATAGTTCCGCGAGCGAATCTCCACCCGTGCATCCGCAGGCGGTGGGCTGTCGCCGTCCATCCAATTGATCCACTCGCTCATGCTGCCTCCCTTGCCCGCTTCGGGGCCTCGTAAACCCGCCGCAAGTTCTCCAGCGCAGCCCGCACGATGGCCGGTTGGGCATCCCTGCCCGTCACCCCGGAAACCCGCTCTACGATGCCTCGCCATGCCATCGGCCGGTCTTCCTCAACCGTGGCCACCATGAACGCAATCAGCAGCGCCTCATCCATCGGGCCGACACCGGCAAGGGTCCGTTCCACCTGTCTGCCGGCAACCAGCATCCGGTCTGTCACCAGCTCGGCTGATCCAGACCCGCCGTCCACAAACTCCGTCCGCCCCGTTGCCCCTGACAGGCCCCGCCAAATGGCCCAGGTCTCGGCAAGGCGCATGGCGGCGGCGTGGTGGTTGGGCGTGATGGAGCCCGACCGCAGCAGGACGGTGAAGACGTTGGAGCGCCAGGCCGAAAGGATCTTCCCGTCCGGTCCAAGGTTGACCTCGGCACCCATGCTGGCGAGGCGTTCGACCTCGGCTCGAGTGTTGGCGCGTTCCCGTTCGGCCTGGGCGGGGTCGTGGGGCTTGCGGCGTCGGCTCATGCGGCTTGCTCCAGGGCGTGAGCCAGCAGCCGGCGCGAGGAGGCCAGGGCTTCACAGGTGGCATTGATCTCGGCCAAGGTCGGAAACCACGTCGCCGTCATGGCCAGCTTCATGCAGGCGGCTTTCGCCACGTCGGCCGGGAAGCGCATCAGGCACCCGGCGTAAAGCTCCAAGGCAACCGCGGTTCCGGCTTCCGACTTCCGCCCCCCTGCCGTCGCGGCTTGGAGCATGACCAGCCAGTCCTCGGCCTGGTCCTTGGTCGGGCCGGTCAGGGCGCCCCTCATGCGGGCTGCGGCCAGCGGGAGGTTGTCGGCATTGCTCCCCGGCAGGACGCGAGCGCCGACCGCCTGCACCCGGAAGCCGCCGCCGACCGGGAAGCGCAGTTCGGTCTCAACCGTAACCTCGACGCCGAGCGACGAGGCTAGCGAAGTCAGAAGGGCCTTGTCCGCCGCCGCCGGGTCGGGCTGGGCGAGAAGCCACCCCCGAGCCGCTTCCTCGTCTGCGGCGACCGTCACTGATGACCCAGTTGTGCCAGGTCCGGGACCAGTCGAGCTTACAACCG